ACACGGTCACTTCAAATACCCCAGGTACTGGTCCTTGGCACTTTAATGCTCCATTAGTTAAAAGAGCAGATTTTGTTTACACAACAACCTCAAGTGTTAACGAAGGAACCGAATCTAGAAGAGACGTTACAATCACAAGAACAAACCAGGTAGTTGTTCCGTTGCCAAAACTAATTCCTGCTGGTACTTCGTCAGTAGACGATGCATACAACTTTTGGACTAACCAAGAGTACGGTAAAGGCGCTATTCAGATGGACCGTAAAACAAACACAATAGAACTTGCAGCAAACGCTAAAAAAGAAGCAGCATTAAATAAAATTAAATTTGACGATAAAATGTATGGTTTTAGGTTTAACTACAACCCAACTACGGTAAACATGAGTTGGGGAGCCATTGCTGGCGCTAACCCAGTATACGAATCTGCAGGCAAAGACCCTGCGGCTCCCATGGCTCAAAATCTTATCTCTAGTTATTTAACCTTTGATATTATTTTAAACCGCATTCAAGACTTGGCTCTTTTAAACTCTAGTGGAAAATACCTTTACGGAGAAAATCCATACCCATGGGAAATTAGTGCTGAAGACCGAAAAATGATTGTTAACAAAGGAACTATGTACGATTTAGAGTATTTGTTTCGTACTATGCACGGTTATGCGTTTTATAGTAATTTTTCCAGCACTCTTATGGGCAAAACAAATGACCCAGGTTGGTTGCCTGTCCGTCCAGTAGAACTACACCTTGGTAACAAACTGCGTTACCGTGTTCGTATTAGTGGACTTGAAGTTGTGCATAAGATTTTTTCTGCCAAAATGGTTCCACTTTTATCCGTCGTTTCTATCACCTGTATGCGTTACTGGGATGGTCCTAATGCAAAAGACTATAAGAAGGCAACATGATATATCTAGATAGCAGATATGCTGATGGTGTTTTGTTCATAGCACAAGAACCAAAATCTCTTGATTATATGTTAAGTATTTTTAGAACTTTTCCAAGTTATAGCGTTACTTATTACTTGTATGAAGTCACTGAAAATGACCGCATTGAATGGATTGCAAGTAAAACGTTAGGTAATCCACACCTTTGGTGGCAAATTATGGATATTAACCCAGAAATTTTAAATCCATTTAATTTAGAACCAGGCCTGCAGTTAAGGATTCCTCGTGAATAAAAGAACTCAGAGCCGTATAGGTACTACCTTTGAAATTACTTTTCCCGATTTTCCGACGTTTAAAACAGCACCACAATGGTTTCGTCTAACTCAAGAACAAGGAAAACACGATGTAATTGAAGTTGCTTTTGCTTCTTTTGATAGACATTTTCAAAAAGCATTAAAAACTGGAGTAATGTTTAAAGTAAAATGGAAAACAGAACATGCAAAAAATGAATGGGTTGGATACGTCTATAACGGCGACAACACTACCCAAGCAACAATTGCTAAAAACGTTATTGTGCGTGGAATGGGTCCTTCGTTTGCCTTAAAACAAGGCGGTAATAAAATTTGGAAAAACAAAACAGCATCTGAGATTGTCCAAGAAATTTGTAAAGAACACAAACTAAAAGCAATTGTAGATAAAAGTAACGTTCGGTTTGGTATGCAGTCTTTAGTAGGTTTAACTAAATGGGAAAAGATTCAAGAACTTGCAGAACGTATAGGGTTTCATGCTCATGTTAGCAACACAACACTGTATTTCCAACGCATTGACAAGATGATTGACCAGTTTGCTTCTATTATTCCCGTGTTTTCTTATCAAGATGGCAATGCTCCTCAAGGCACAATTATTGATGCACAAACTTTGGACTACTTTAAAGCACGTACTGGAGATATTTCTGAGTCTGGTTCCCACAGTAAAAAAGATAAAACTGTTCACGGCATTGACCCTATTACTGGAAAAAGCCATAGCCATACAACTAGTCCAAATAAAGTTGGAAAACAAGTTAGAGTAAACACTACAGACGTATTATTTAAAGAAGTTTCTTCAACGGTTGTAGCAGAAACAAAATCAATTGCTAAAGAACTTTCTGAAGGAATGGCGCACCTTGCTCGTTTTTCTATGCACGCTGAGGGTAATGGGCAAGGCGACCCACGTATGGCTCCGTATAGAACTGTAGAAATAAACGGAACGGGAAGTAACACAGACGGTTTTTGGGTTTTAAAAAAAGTAGAACATTTAGTTACTTTTGATGGGCGTTACACTGTTGACTTTAAATGCATGACAGATGGGCTTGGTAAAAACAAAGAAGGCGCTTTTCGTAAGACAACAGCCTCAATTGTACCCACACGAGATGTTGCATACGAAATGGCTACAGGCGGAAATCAAGCCCCTTCAACCCCTACAATTAGTTCTAGACAGCCTATGGTAAACGAAACAAGTGGCGGGTTTACAACCAGTACAAAAAGATGGGTAGGTCTCTAATGGCTGAAGTAGCACTAACGCTTCCATTTACAATAAACGCTTACGGTAGTGTTTCTACAACAACTGAACAAAGTAAAATTTGGTCAGATAGAGTTCGGTTTGTGATTGGTACCAACCTTCATGAAAGAATTTTAGACCCTCAATTTGGAACTCTTGTTCCAGAAGCCTTTATGCAAACATCAGATGATGCTGAATCTATGATTATTGCTGAAGTAGAAAGAGCATTTCCAGAACAACTTGAACTTTTAACCCTTCAAAGTGTTGATGTTTCTTTTGATGAATATACCAGCACTACTAATGTAAATATCATTTACGAACTTCCAAACGGTGAAGTAACCGACACCGTTGTGGCTGTAACTTCTATTGGCGGAAACAACATATCAGTACAGGAGATATTATGAGCATAGTTGCTCCAAGCGATACACCCGTTCCACTAGACTATACAAGTCGTGATTACTATTCCATTCGTGAGCAGTTAATCAAACGTATTCAAGACCGTATACCTGATTGGGCTGCATCAGACCCAGCAGATTTTGGTGTGGCTCTTGTAGAGGCTTTTGCATATATGGGCGATTTAATGTCTTACTATATTGACCGCAACGTAAATGAATCATTTATTGCAACTGCAACACAGCGAGATAGCGTTGTAAACATTGCTCAGGCTTATGGTTATATCCCAACAGGATATCGTCAAGCATTTGTAACTTTAACTTTTACAAACTCTTCTGCAACTGATGTTATAACAATTCCTGCAGGTACAGTAATTAATGGAGATGTAATCAGTGGCGATACTGTCAATACAGTTTACTTTACAACTGATGCCGAATTAACTTTAGACCCAGCCGTTGACAATGGTATTGGAACAATGACTGCACGAGAAGGTCGCAGTGTTACTTTAGTTGCTCCCGATTACACGAATATTTATGGAGAACTAGTTGGAACTTCTGATGGCACACCTAACCAAACTTTTGCTTTAGGAGAATCTCCAGCAGTAGATGGTTCTTTAAGTGTGTATGTACAAGGTGGACCTTCGTATTCCAAATGGCGTCAAGTTCAACACTTAATTGACACTAATCCTTTTGACCAAGTATTTTCTGTAACTAGTGATGCCAATGACTTGCTTTACATAAACTTTGGTGACGGTGTATCTGGAGCAATTCCAGTTAATTTTTCTGCAATTCGTGTGCTTTATACGGTTGGTGGAGGACTTATTGGAAATGTAACTACAGGTATTCTTACCAATATTGATTATGTACCAGGTCTTTCTACTAACGATGTTATTGCTTTACAGTCTCTTGTAACTGTTACAAATGACGAAGTTGCACTTGGCGGCGCTGACCCAGAAACTTTATCTCAAATCCGTTATGCAGCGCCATTAACTCTTCGTGCAAATACACGTGCTATTTCTCTTGAGGATTTTAACAGCCTGGCATTAAACGTAACAAATTGCGGTAAAGCAAATGCAACTGCAGACTTTTGGACATCAGTAACCTTGTATGTAGCACCTTCTCGTAACTCTGGTGATTCCGATTTACAACCTGGCCTTGATGAGGCTCAAGACCCAACAAGCGAGTATACAACCCTTGCTGAAGATGTATACGATTACGTTTTTCCTCGTACTTTGATTGGGTCTAGTTTGACCATTCAACCACCGACTTATGTAGACGTTGTTTTGACTGTTCAATATGCAAAACTTCCTCAATACACTGAGACTGAAGTTGAGGCTTCAATTAAATCAGTTTTAGTAAACGATTATGGTTATGTAAACAACACTTTTCAACAGACTATTTACGTACAAGACATTGAAACCACGCTCAACAACAGAGTTACTGGAATTAAGATTTCAAAACTAGCAGCACTTTATCGTGCAGGTGGTAGTGGGTTAAACACTCTTGTAGGAGCAGCGGATGAAATTTTCCGAATTAAAGAAGAAAATATCACCATTGGACTTATTTAAAGATGGCAAAAGAAAGACAACAATTTTCTGGCGTTTATAGAGGAACTATTGTAAACAATAGAGACCCTAAAAAACAACGTCGGTTACAAGTAGAAGTCACAACTTCAGTAGGGCATTACACCGACTGGGTTTGGCCTATGGAACCTGCCAACATAAGCACTGAAGTACCTGAAATTGGTCAAGGTGTTTGGATTCATTTCCAAGCAGCAGACCATGAGTACCCAGTGTGGTTTGGCGCTTTTGGTAAACACCAAGGAAAAAGCAAAAAACTTTACGTTAAAGCGCTTGCGGATTCCATAAATATTTCTACGGTAACGGCTTACCTAAAAACAATTCAACAACCAGATGGAACTACCGAAGTAGACTTGATGGCAACTCTAGTTGCTATGGCAAACTCTTTGAAAAACCATGAAACCAGAATTGCCTCTTTAGAGACTCAAATTACTCAAAAAGCAAGCACTAGCCATAGCCATCCAGGACTTTAGCCAGTAAATAAACGACAAAGACGAGAAAATACAAACAGATATTGAGAGGATAACCTAGTGCCAACATCACCCCTGTACCCAGGTGCCGTACGCAATTTTGGGTCTGACGT